AAAGATTAGGGATGAAAGAAGTAAATTGAAGGAGGAGTTTGAAGGGAAAGACAAAGAGTTATCAGCACAGATGCAAGTATTATCAGAAAAGCTATTAGAAGTATGTCATGAGATAGGTGCTGACAGTATTAAAACAGCAGCAGGGACAATCATGCGTAAAGTTGACACGCGGTACTGGACGACTGATTGGGATTCTATGTATCAATTTATTGCAGAACATGATGCGTACCCCTTGCTAGAGAGACGGTTGCACCAAACTAATTTCAAACAGTTTCTTGAAGAGAATCCAGACCTACTACCTGCCGGTTTACAAGCAGATAGAAAATTCACCGTGACAATCAGAAGGAGTAAGTAGAGATGAGTAATGTTTCAATTTTCGAGCAGCAAACGTCAGTATCAACTAAGCGTGGTATCAGTGAGTTAACCAAATCTTTGGCCTCTAATGCTGGTGCTACAACACGCCGTATTACTATGAACAAAGGTGTATTCCGTAGGATTGTTAATGGTAAGGAAGCAGGTAAGGTTAGAGATGGTTTCATTAATGTGATCATTGTTAACGCGCTACCTAAAGTATCCCGCCAGTACTATGCCGCCGCTTATGACCCTGATGGTACACCCACCCTGCCGGATTGTTGGTCTAACCTAGGTGATATACCTGATGCAAAGGCTTCCAACCCACAAGCTAGTTCATGCGTTACTTGCCCACAGAACATTGATGGCTCTAGCGCTAATGGTAAGAGTCGTGCATGTAGATTCCAACGCCGTATTGCAGTAATACTTGAAGGTGATATGAGTGGTGATATCTATCAAATGAACATACCTGCCGCTTCCTTGTTTGGTAAGGGTGTTGGTAATGTGCATCCGTTTGAAAGCTACCTGCGCTATCTACCTGCTAATCAGGAGAGCATCGACCGCATCGTAACTAAAGTTTTATTTGATGAGAATGAAACAGCAGATGTGCTTAAGTTCACACCGTTGCGTCACTTGAACGATGAAGAGATTGATGTTATTGAAGCTGCACAAGCAACAGAAGAATGCAATAACGTGGTTAGGTTTACTGCGGCCCAGCAAGATAAAGTTGTTGCTCTTCCTAAAGCAGTAGCAAAGGTTGATGCTGACGACGAAGAGTTTGTACCCAAAGCCAAAGCTAAACCAGTAGTTGATGAAGAAGTCTTGGAAGAACCAACAAAGCGCGTATCTAAAAAGGTGGATAATACACCTCCTGCACCTAAGACTAGCTTTGCTGATGTTATTAGTGAATGGGATGACAAGTAATAATGAGCATCGGCTACGCATTTAAAACTGTTAGGCTTAACAAAAAAGCGAGTAGATCTCGTATTGGAGTTAAGTTAGGTAGGTTATGTATATGTAATGACATAGCTGCATCAACAGTTGCTGAGACAATGGGGGTTAGTAGGCAGACAGTGTATAACTGGTTTGCCGGTATTACTAATCCTCATAAGCAGCATGTTGAGAAAATCTTAGATCTAATAAATAGTTTTAAACGCAAGTAATAATAATCACCGGAGGGTGAGGGGGGAGTAATCCCCCTTTTCTTATAAGAGATACGCATGACGAATGTTGACCTATTAAATAGAGTGCAAGCCGCCGATGGGTGGTTCGTTATCTTAGGGTTAAATCGTGGAAGATACGCTAGTCAAGAGATTGTAGAAACACGTTCTGAATTTGATGCACTTGTACAAAAGTACTTAGCTAACAACTGGGATGTATATTTTGGTGTTGCTAAATACTTCTACAAGGACACACAAGTTCGTACTAAAGATAATGTGCAGAATGTAAAGGCGTTTTGGATTGATTTAGACTGCGGGGAAACCAAGGCAGAAGTTAATTCAAAGACAGGTAGACCAGAGGGGTATATAGACCAAGCAACAGGGCTAAAAGAACTACAGCGCTTCTGTGTAACAGTCGGGCTACCCAAACCTTTACTAGTTAATTCAGGCAGGGGTATACACGCATATTGGCCTTTAACTGAGTCCATAACAAAGGAACAGTGGGAGCCGGTAGCTAAGCGCCTAAATCAATTAGCAGTTACACATGATCTTTATGTTGACCCAAGTGTATTTGAAGCAGCTAGGGTACTTAGAGTGCCCGGCACATTTAACTTTAAAGATAATCCACCTAAGCCAGTAGAACTAATAAGTGATGGGAAGGATGTTGAGTACGATACATTTAAATCTATACTAGGAGTTAAAGAAGAGGACTTAACGCCTAAACCCCGCAAAGCACTTAGTGCACTACAGCAAGCTATGATGGACAACACACTGGCTAAGTTTAGTAAAATTATGAAGCGCAGTGCTAGTGGTGATGGATGTGCGCAGTTGCTATTCCAATACCAAAACCAGAATGATGTCTCTGAGCCTATGTGGTTTAACGCTTTGTCTATAGCACAGCAATGCTCGGACAGGGATACTGCTATACATAAGATATCAGATAAGTATGAAGGGTATGACTATGAGGATACGGAACGCAAAGCAAGCCATACAAAGTTTCCTCAGCGTTGCAGTACGATCGAGAACACAAACCCCGGAGGTTGTGATGGCTGTAAATGGAAAGGTCGTATTGGTTCTCCTATTGTATTAGGTAGAGAAGTAATAAGGCCCGAAGACCCAGAAGCAGAAATAGAAGTAGAAGTTAAAGACATACCACAAGAGCCAGAAGAGAAAGAAGATATATCTACTAAGGTATATAAAATACCTGCATACCCACACCCGTATTTTCGTGGGAAGAACGGTGGCATCTACTATATGTCTAAGGAAACAGAGGAAGCTGAACCTATATGTATATACGAGCATGATCTGTATATCGTTAAGAGGTTACTAGATTCTGACCCTGAGGTTGGTGAAACAATTTTAATGCGGCTACATTTGCCGATGGATAAAGTTAAGGAATTTACTTTGCCCCTATCTACTATTGGGGTGAAGGATAAGTTGAAAGAAGCATTGCTAGTAAAGGGCGTGGCAGGATTACAACCCCAAATGAATGCTTTGGCACACATGGTTATGATATCCGTTAAAGAAATGCAGTACAAAAAAGGAGCTGAACTTATGAGAACGCAATTTGGTTGGGCAGATGGAGATAGTAAATTTATAATTGGGGATAGAGAGATTAGTAAGGATGGTACGTTTCATAGCCCACCTTCAAAAGCTACTACCCAGATGGCAGAAAGGATGCAACCACGAGGCACACTAGAGAAATGGAAAGAAGTATTTAATCTATATAGTGCGCCCGGACTAGAGCCTAATGCCTTTGCTGCTTTGACTGCATTTGGAGCGCCCCTACTTAAATTTACTGGGTATAGCGGGGCAATTATAAATGTTATCTACAAAGGTTCAGGCACTGGTAAGTCTACAACTTTGTTTATGTGTAACAGCGTATATGGTCATCCAGAAACTTTGGTATCTATTTGGAAAGACACTATGGCAGCAAAGATGATTCGTATAGGTGTTATGAATAACCTACCATTTACTTGCGATGAGATCACCAATATAACTCCCGCTGACTTCTCCACTCTTGCATATAGTATGTCTCAGGGACGTGGTGCTGACCGTGCTAAAGCTAGTGCTAATGAGTTGCGGGTCAATACATCTACTTGGTCTACGATATCACTATGCAGTTCTAATGCTAGTTTCTACGAGAAGCTTGGTGTGCATAAGGATAGCCCCGATGGAGAGATGATGCGGCTACTAGAGTATCAAATTGGGTACAACAACATTATTCCACCACAAACAGCTAAGGCTATGTTTGATCATCAACTAAAGGAAAACTACGGACATGCAGGTGATATCTATGCTGCTTATGTGCTTGGCAACCTAGAAGATTGTATTAATACTTTGTTGACTGTACAGCAGAAGATTGATACGGAGATGCGTCTAACTAGTAGAGAGCGGTTCTGGTCTGCACTCATAGCTTGTAATATCGCAGGTGGTTTAATTGCACGTAGTCTAGGTCTACATAACTACGATATGAAAGCTATATACGCATGGGCTATGGCTATGCTTAAGGAAGTACGTAGCGAGATTACTCCCCCCGCTAATAACGCAGGGGCTATTGTGGGTGACTTTTTGAACCGCAATATGCGTAACATTCTCGTAGTAGATGATCAGGTAGACAAGCGTAACAATATGCAAGCACTACCCGTACGGGAGCCATGGGGTGATCTAGTCGTGCGCTACGAGCCAGACACTAAGAAGATGTTTCTAGTTTCTAAGGCATTCAAGAAGGACTGTGTTGAGAGCCAGATATCTTATAAGGACACGCTGAAGGAACTAAAAGAGAAGGGTATATTCTTAGGTTCAGAAGTTAAGCGTATGTCTAAGGGCATGAAGGTATCATTTCCGGGCGTTAATGCACTGGTATTTGATTGCTCAAGTCCTGATTTTATTGACGTTGAGGGGCTGGTAACATCGGCAAAAGACGATGCTGATAGAGAACAGAAGTTATAACATTAACTGGAAAGCGTTTAAGACGGGCACTTCTTTTTTTGTGCCCTGTTTGGATGGCAGTAAAGCTAAGAAAACCATTCAAAGTGTTGCAAAAAGGTTAAAAATTGAGGTTTTAATGCAAATAGTTATAGAAAGTGGCGTACGGGGTGTACGTGTTTGGAGGATTTAGGTTATACTCCGCAACAGCAGACTCATTCTCCTGCTCCCTCCTGTTGGAAGATGTCTCTCTTCCACACCTTAGCCCCGCTTTGTGCGGGGCATTTTTTTACTCAAGAGGTGCAACCGCCCTAGATGAAGGCATTATGTAAGGCGCTAAGTCTTTACTCATAGCTTGACCACGTATAGTCATAGCACGTCTTTGTCCGTACGACTTGATAGAACGCTCTATGGTATCGCTTTCAATTACAAGACCCTTAGCAGGGTAACGCTGATTATGCTGCCTGATTTGAATCAAGATATTCTTTATTTTTTCTGGATCTCTACTGCTGTCGTAAATTGTTTCATCTAGGCGTTTAAGTAGCTTAGTGCGTTCAGTTGTTGCTTCTGTTATTTCCTTTTGCACTTCAAAGTTCTTTTCTTGTATACGTGCTAGTCGAGTAGGAGCAAAACCTAATACTTGCGCTATTAAATTAAGATCACCGATCTCAGAAGGTTTAAGTATAACCGCCCCGCTTTTAGTTTCAGCACCTTCAGATGCTAGACGACCGGCTACTAAAGAACCCCTAAAGAGTGCGGGTACAAGCTTCTCTAATCCACGTTCAATCTTACCGTCACCAAAATCATCAAAGGCACCAACCATGTTTACACCAGTAGACACGCCCGGCCCCATGTTATCAATTATAAAATTCTGTGTGGTTTCTACGAAGTTTCTTCCCGTTCTAGGTGCTCTCCACCACATGTTATCAAATGATGTACGAGAACCAATGTTAACATCAGTGAGTGCGGATATAGCACCCTTCTCTAATACATCACTAAGTCTATGCTCACGCCCATCAAGCCCAGTTATTTCTATATGCCCAAAGTTTTGAGGTAACCACTCATACCGGAATCGTAGATTAGAATTATCAGCGGTCAATGGGTTTCTTCTACGACGATAACGCTTTTCATCCTCATCTCCATACTTATCAAGAACCATATCTATAGCAAAGCAAATGGTGCTGTATAGAGGCATACCTACTAACCCATGGAACATTCCGCCCATAGCTAATACGCCAGTTAAACGGTGCATAGCTTCAACACGTTCTGCTTTAGGGGTAGAAAGGCGAATAATTTGATAGGCATTACGTACAAACCATGAAGTCATATACACAGCGTATATCTTAAACTGCCCAATAGTTCTACCAAGAGTGTTTCTTAATATGCGGGGTCTGTTCATATTGTCATAGCGACCTAACAAATCATTAGTAATCTCTACGGCTTTTTGCACAGACGCATCAAAGTTTTTAGTTTTTGCATACTCAAGTTCAAACGTCATCATGAAAGAAATCTCACGACTTATACGTTCGGCACTACTAAACAACCCAGTTAACATATTAAAACCATTCCTA